AAAAGGGAGTATCTTCCACATGATGTTTAAGTATAAATATTCATAAGTCTACCACCACCACAAACAAGTATTCTGTATCAAAAATTGATGCCTGTAGACTATTTTTATATACAAATTTAGATATGTCTTGTACAAAAGATCACAAAGAAGGAGAGGAGCCTAAGAAGAAAGGACCTCTCGGTAAACTTAAAGAAAGTCTTGATGATAAAGAAGAGCAACTAGAAATTCTAGGGACCTTTATCCGGCTTGGTGTAATGGTCTGGGCCGGTTTCATAATTTCTTTGAACTACATCACTTTTCCAGGGTTAGCAAAAGATGGTGGACCCAAGGACATCACTTTCATAGCAAGCGTTTTCACGGGATGTCTTGCTACATTTTCTGTAGATGTAGGTAAGAAAAAGAAAGATGGAAAAGATAAAGAGAATCTACCATCTGCTATACCTACTCAGACTATAAGAATCGAACAGGCACCGATAAAGATTGTTACCAGTGACAAATAGTGTTAGTAATTAGTTAATGACTTTTAATTATGGAAACTTTAATTACAGATTTAGAGAAACAGTTAGTTGATCAGAGGACGGAACTTGGTACAAATATCAAGAACAGTGAGGAGTCTTTGATTCGTACAAAGGAAGGTTATTTGAAAGTGGAGGGTGCTCTTGAGCTTATTAACATCATTAAGACTAAGCTTGCAGAGCAAACAAAAGAAACTGATGAAGTTATTGAAGAGGTGATAGGTACGAGCTGATGACTGATGAATTCACAAAAGGACGTTTTAAAGCTTTGGCATTAGTGTCTCAGTTTCTTAAATGCCCTTCTCGTGAATTACTTCTTGAATCAATTTACAAAGATATAAAGGAAGAAGATCTCCGTTGGGTGACAGATAGATTTCATTATTACACTCTTCGTTTGTTAGAGGATGTTGAAGAAAAAATTAAGCATCCTAGAGAATCCAGTAATAACTAGATAAGGAAAATGTATGCACATTAGGGTTGACCTAATGAAGCATGAGTGCCCATGTTCCATACGGAAAATGAACTATTACAAAACCTTATTGTTACCAGTCCAAAGAGTGCGAGAAAAAAATTTAGAGAAAGTATTTTTGAATCGTGGGGATGGAAATGTATGTACTGCGACACCGAGCTTACCGAACAGACTGCAACCATTGATCATATAAAACCAAAGTTTAAAGGAGGTCATTCAACCAGAAGTAATATGGGTGCCTGCTGTAGTAAATGTAATTCTGGAAAAGGATCACAATTAGTATTTGATTACTTTAATGAGTCTCATCCGTGTTATTCAGAAGCAAAGGCAAGTAAAATAAAAGAATGGATAGATCAACATTTTGTATTGTTGAGTTTAACATCTGAATAAATTAATGGAAGAATTTAGAAAAAGATCATCTAATGACAGACCTGCTGCATTAGAAGCAAAATATGATCCCAAAGAAGAGGGTAAGGAGGCTGAAGCAGCAGCTTTCTTAGGAGGTAAAGTAGAAGAGGTTCTTGAAAATTTAAGAAAAGGAAGAACTCTTGAAGCAGGAGAGAGAGCTATGGAAGGAGCTTCTGACATGTCAATCAATTCTCCAGAGAGGGTTAGCAATTATATATAATGGCCAGCCGTAAAGAGGCTAAAAGTAAAGCCCAGATGAGAAAAGATAAGATGAAGTGTAACAAACCCCAGAGGGCTCCGAAGGGTGCTAAACAGAAATATATAGTTAAAGCCTGTGATGATGGTAAACAGAAGATAGTAAGGTTTGGTTATAGAGGTATGCAAGACTTCTTACAACATAAAGATCCTAAACGTAGAGCAAGTTTTAAAGCTCGTCATAGATGTTCAGAGAAGAAAGATAAACTGACACCCGGTTGGTGGGCATGTAATTACAACTGGTAGTTGCTAAAAACAAATTTCACGATAGTTTAATGTCATGAATTGTTACTACTGCGGTACAGAATTAATACACACAGGTGATACTCGTCTCGATAATGATGATGAGTACAGAGACATCTATGACATGGTCACATTTTTAAAGTGTCCCAGATGTGGTGCCACAGTAGAGACATACAGAAGACCTATACATGTTATCTCTAAATTGCATACCAAGAGAGAAGCATCATGATGAACTGTTGGCACTGTGGACCGGATGTTCAATTAATCTGGGGTGGAGATCACAGTTTAGATGGTGAAGATCATCCAATAATATGTGGAGAATACAGCATGGTAACTAATCTTTCTTGTCCTAGATGTAATTCTTTTGTAGAAGTATATTTACCAAGTTATCATTTTGAAGAGAAGAAAGAAGCTACAGATACTGCTCCATGTTCTGTTGAGAATGATACTGTTTGTGATATCTAGATAAGAGACCAGGCTCTATACCATTTAGTAAGAATATATTTTTTACCTTTGGTGGGAGGTAATGCTTCATGCATAGTCTTGAAGTTTGGCCAGCCGAAGCTATATAAGTTATTCCAGAAAATAGCTAGTCCACGCTCTGGTTTAATTTTTAGATCAAGAAATTTGAAATATGTCTCCCCTCCTTCTTCTACATCATTAAGATAAACCATGAATGTCCATGTTCTTTGACCCATCCATTCACAGTACGTCTTGTATTCTGCTGATAAAGGATGGTAGTAATCCCAGTGACTTTTATAGAATTCACCTTCTTCATACTTCTGACCTTGTATAGCTTCTCCTAAGAAAGGATCTAAATTCATATAGTTACCTATTTTTATAGTCAGATCAGCTCCTAATCTTGTTAGATGAGCACTGAAATTACAAGTCATAGATGTTCTATATTCAGATATCATTACCCTGTCTTCTTCATTAGATACTGCAGAGGGATGTAATTCAGTATCCATATATTCAATAGCTTTATCACATTCTTCTTTACTTAGAAAATTCTTTTGTAAATATATCTGAGTAAAAGGATACTTAAGTTTCTCTGCTGTCTCAGGTATCTTCAGGTCATAAAATTTTTTATAATTTATAAATTTAGGTTTCTTTTTAAACTTATGTATCTCCATTAATTCTTTTATTTCATCTTCACCACAGTCGAAGTACTCTTCCATATGTCTCATAATTTGTGGCTTACTTGCACCACTAATTGCTGAGATTAGGAACTCTTGTTTTGCAGCTTCAGTAATCATAGAGTCTAGAATGTTAGTAACTTCAAGGATGTTTGAGTGGAACCTTTTGTCTTTACCTTTATTATCATCTTTTATTCGATAAATGCCAGTAGCTCTTACATGCTAAATCAGGGATTGAAGAAGAGTGATATAGTTCCTTCCAGAAAAAATAAAGTCTATGAAGACTGACAGGTATGGCATCCATAGTTTCTGCTGTTAGGATAGTGAATAATGATTAAACATCATGTTAGATCTAGATATAGATCAACAGTTTGCTATCCATGCAACTGCCATAGCGATTAAAGAATTTGATCGAGAGGAGTTGGAGGAGGCTTTTGTTGAAATGCTATATAATAAAGCAGTAGAACGCCAGACTTTTATAAACATTATGAAAGAACATGGCATCGATGCTGAGATTACTCTTACTTTCTTAAACGCTAATCAAGTCCCTTAATAAATATGGCTACTCGTACATTTTCAGGTACTCTAGATACTCTCGAACATGAGGGTTCTGAGATAACTTACAAAGGATCAACAGATGCCTGTGATCGCAGTGAAAACATTCGTGGATTTCAGGTCAACCCTGGAGGAACAGGAGACATAATCGTAAAGCTTGATAGAAGTATTGGTATTAAGTCAATGGAAATCTTCCAGGAAGATGTCTATGCAGGTTCTTCTGCTCCAACTGGTTATACAGGATTCAGTAATATAGAGCAAAGTGGTAAGGGCAAAGGTGCTGTTGCTATGACAGTTACTAATGCTGCTAAAAATTACCTTGTCATTCTGAAGACAGATGGTTATTCTGAAGTGTCCTTTGGTGGCACTGTAGATGTCCCTTAAATTAGATACCTCTTATCTAAATAAAGACTCTTTAAGATTAATAAAACACTACAATCGGGCCAGGACTCTTATGGGTTCTGGTCGTTTTGCTTCTTATAAGGACTATGGGGAATCAATATGGAGAATAGGATATGGAAGTATGGAGATACATGGAAAGGTTGTCACACACAGAACTCGTGCAACTGAAAAAGAAGTTGATGAGCAATTAAATATGGATTTACAGATGTTATCTCACAAACTTTCCAAGATAATATTCTGGCCATTAAATCCAAAGAAGAAAGCAGCTGTTATCAGCTATGCATTTAGTAACGGATTTATTCCATTTAAAAATTCTCAGCTGTTAGAACTTATTAACTCAGGCTGTCACAAGAAAAAATTGATTAGAGAGTGGTCTCCTTTCATTAATAAAGCTTGGTTAAATAAGTCTGATTTAGTGATAGATCAACGTAGGTCTGAACTTAATTTATTTTTTGCACCAGATAAAGAAGTACCTACCTTCCTACCTCATAAATGTAAATTAAAATATTGTTTACTAAATATACATGAAACATATAATGGTAACGTAAACCAAATTAAAGGTATTAATTATCTAGAAAAAAAGATTCAAGAACTTGATCCTTCAGGGGAAGTCTTACGTCGATTTTTCCGTTACTGGAATCAAGAACCCGGAGGTTTGGGATCTCGGAAAAACATTTAGAGTTTTTTATCCAATCTAAAAGATCCATTAATTCTAATTCAGCAGGGTAACCTTTCATAAACTCATCGTAATCAAGATCTAGGTCCTCCATTTTCATGTTGCCAAACTTTAAGTAGTACTAAATATCCGATTAAGTCTGTGATCACATCCTCATCACTTTCTAAACTATCATTCCCTTGCTTAATCCTATTTAACTTATCGTCAATTCTGACTAAGAGTTGTTCTCTGGCATCAGCTTTACTAAATATCCTAATAGGTTTTAATGCAGAATTCCCATAAGCACGATTCTTTGCTAATAGAAGATCTCGAATATCATTACAAATCGCAGCGATTAGAGATTCCGTCCGACCTCTCTCATCATCAGGAACTAAAAGATTCACATTACCAGAACTCATTTGCAGTTGGTTTTAGTAAAATACTATCATGGCTCAAAAACTCTCACAACTCTACGATGTAGATAATAGATACAGGGAAGCACAAGGTGTAGCTGATAATGTAGCTGGTAAAAGATTTCTTAAAGATTTTATAGCAAGAGATAAAGAACTTGCGAAAGATCCTGTAGAACCTTCAAGAAGAGAAGATAGTAAATTTATTTTACCTGCTCAGGGAGGAACTGTTCCAATAGCAGCACTTGGCTTAGGCTCTCAGTTGAGTAATACTGATTCTAGAACTACATTTAGAAACGCATTTAGAGCGTCACAATCTTAATTATGCCTTTACCAGAACTAATATCTTCAACAGAACATGGTGGAACAGTCCACAGATATTCAATTCCAGGTGGTAAACATTCTTTTGATCGTTATCTTGCCTGCTTTTTAGGTAGCTGTAAGTTCTGCACTGGCTATGCGGAAGCTATAGATCATGTGCATGACTTGCAAAATAAGATGATGATGAAAATCAATTAATTATCTTTCCAATATTTGAAAATATATCCCTGAATCTTTCTGCAGGCTCTACTGAGAGACTGGGTGGTGGTAAGTAGATAAAGAATCCCCATGTAAAGGGATTGTCAAATCTATAGTAATCATTACCTTTTATCAGGTTTGCTCTGTCAGTTGGTATGCAGATAGGATAGTCCCACATGTCAGGATATGCTCGCATCATTTCATGATTGCAGGAGAAGAATAAAGCTTCATAGATGTTACGTAGCTTCCACTCCTTCTCTAAGCGTCTGAACCAGGCGATAGAAGGACTCATGGCTCCTGCACCCCCACGCAGACTCCACCGCCATGAGCCTCTCTTCTTGCTGTATGAGCAGCGTCCATAGGTGGGAGGAAAACAATATACCTTTCCAGTCCACGCTATCTCTGTATTTAGACCATCTTCTTTTTTAGTATAGAAGTTTTTAGCATGTATAAAATCTTTATTTGCTTTCTCTGTACTGCAGGGATCTAGATCTATATCACCAAGTAGAGCATCAATGTAGGGGAGATATTCGACAGGAGTTATCCAATCCTCTTCTAAGTTCCATATTCTTTTTGCATTCTCGAAGTTCCTACGAAAGGTTTCA